TGTCAAATATCTCTTTTTCAAATGTTCTTGTAAGATAAAATGCCATTGCTTTATCTTTTAATCTCTTTCCATTATACTCTAAAGGAACATAATTGCCAAGTCTTGTTTTACTTGCTTTAGTTCTAATCTGCAATAGTTTATTCTTACCATTGATTGTATTCAGTTCTTCATTATTATTATATCTTCTTCTAATCTCCTCACAAATGTAATTATAATCCTCACTCAATTTGTAATGTAATTCTCTATGAGTTTGTGAGTTAGATACAAGTGATTTAACAAATTCACCTGTTTTTGCAAACTTAACAAACAATACATTATATAATTTCTTACCAACATTACTCTCACTATATGATACACTCCTATCAAATATCTCATCTAAACAATGTTGAACCATAGTAACTGCAATGGTTTGACCTTCTTTAAATGCTTTTAATTCTCCATCATCAAAATCATTTAGTTGTGAGGACTGCTTCATTCCTAGTTGCTCCTCAACCCACAATCCTCTTCCACCTTTATTCCTTGCTGGAATGGGTGCTTGATTCTTATCAATACTATTCAATTTTAGTTCTGCTTCAGAGAGTAGCATTGCATTTAATTATTTGATTACATTATAAAACCCCTCACAAGTTAATGCAAGGGGTTGTGTGACAATTAAATTTCTGTCCTACTCATCATACACTCTACACTCTAATGCGTCAGGATGTTTATCACAATAAACTTCTAACCCATGGTCTTGATGCCTTTCATGGTAATCATTGATTTTACCTTCATTCTTATCAACTACATCTCCTTTATGATATTCTTCATAATCAGCATGAACATCTTTCAAATCTGCTTCACTATACTCTAACATACCATGATTAATATGTTCCTTGTGATCTTTTGGATCAAGATACACTTCGTGGTCTAAATCGTGTTTAATGTTAGACATTTACTACCTCCTTGAGTGGTTTCATTTTAACAAATTGTTCATCCATATTATAATATAATTTATAGTTTTCTGTAGTAAGATAGTATCCTTTTATGTCATTTCCATCACAATGCCACCCATACCCACATAATCTTTCTTCTACTCCATCAATCCTCAATTTCTTACTACCTTGCAGGTATTCATGGTATCTCTCGTCTAAGTTAATCATTGGAATTAAAAAGTATGTGTTGAAAGTATAACATTAGTTATATGTTTTATCTATAATTTTAATATTCTCTTTATAATACATTGGTATAACTTAATACTTTATATCACGTCAAGGTCTTTACCCACTCTCGTTTTCTTCAATGAATATGTAGAACTATTTGATAATAACTCTAATATTTCCTGTGAATGTTTAGCACATACCTGATGGTATGATATCCTATCAACCACAGTAGTCCTTATAGTATTATATAACTCTTCTGGAGTTACATCACTATCAATTGCCTCCTCTACCCATGCTTTAAGATTGTCTAAAGCATAACTTCTAACATCATTTTCTTCCATTTTGATCCTCCTTTACGATTTGTTGAATCATTTCTTCTATTTGTTCAGAAGTAAGTTCATTTAAAAATGCCCAATTAGGGTCTTTCTTGTCCCATTCTACTTTGAATGTTCCATCATCATTTTGATTGACCTTTAGACTGTCGTTTGGCATCCTTCTCCTCTTGTTTTAGTCTTCTCTTTGCCATTTTAGCATACTTTACCTCATCTGTCGTGTACCATTCAGGATGTTTCTTAGATAATTTGATTAGTTTCTTTGCTGCCTTTAAATCCTTCACTATTATTAAGATTTGTTATGTGTTCTAACATAGTATCTATACGGTCTTCCAAATAGTTCTCCAGTTCATACATTTGCTTTGCATAGTCCATATTTTCTTGTGTTAATATATCTACATCACTCTCTAACAACTCTATTCTATTCAGTAATTGGTCTCTCATTATCAACATTTCATCATAGAGACTATCTATAGGTGCTTTTGGTCTTGTCATAATTGTAAAATATGCCTTTAGATTATAAAACCCCTGACAGAATATGTCAAGGGTTATGGTTTACTATACAATTTACTTAAGGTGGATGTTGATACTTAATCATTTGTTTGTTAAGATAAACGTCGAATTGTTTTAAATTAAAACCTCCTTACATATACGTTTACAAACATGTTGGTCGTCTTCACAGTCAATCAGGCACTCGTAGTATTCGGTGATTAAATCATTATGTGAATCGTTATATTCCATATGTTTTGATCCAGCAAGTTGATTAAATGAGATTAAGTTGTGCATAATTGCCTCCAAATGAACTACAATAACGAAGAGATTTAACTCATCTTGTTATCCCTAATTCTATCATTATTTATGCAAATTGTGTCTGTATTCCCTGATACATTTAACAAAAATTTATGCCTATTAGTAATACTAATATTCTCTCTTATCTGCATAATAACTACCCAATGCTCCACTCATTAGAGTTTCACTTATCTCACCTGCTGGTGTGGTGATTGTAGGTTCAACATGGTCATTCTTCTTACCAAATGGTATTTTAGTTGGTGGAGCATGTGGATTAGGCATGTTCCTTACAATTTCAATAACCTCCTCTCTTATCTCCATAAGTTCATGGTAACATTCTTGATTGTGGGCACAACCCCTCAACCTATCATCAGGTTTATGTAAAGACTCCAGCATAAGAGTCTTACCACGTTCCCATTTCTCCTGTTTAGTTTCACTCATAATCTTCCTCCTCATCTGGTGCATCTTCAAACTCTTGTGTTTCTGAATTCCATTCCCACCACTCACCTTCACATCCTGAAGACTCTAAGAACTCTCCAAGTTCCTTTGTCTCTGGATCCATTTGATAGTGGCAATGTCTCAACCAATCAAGAGTTACATCACACCAGTTTAATTTATTTTCTTTTATATAGTTTACAAGATATGCTTCCAAATCAGAAAACTCTCCCGTAAACTCACCAAATCCAGGTGTAAAAGTGAAAAAATTACTGCCTGTTTCATCATTAACACTAACATCTGCTGCTGATCTTTTCATAAAGCAGTATTTCTTTTCATCTGGGTAAAAGAATCCTTCACCCAACGGAACTTTGGTTTGACTCATTTGGATTTCTTAATTTCTTTTAGTATGTAGTTTTTAGCAGACTGATAATTTCTGGCAGTATGTACCCACTCACCATTGTTGATTATAGCAAGTTTCTTACTATCAACAAGTGGAATTGCTGCCCACATTCCATCCTTAGTCACATAACCCTCTGGACTACCACACAGAGGGTCTAGGATGCCTTTGTTAGGGCAGGGATAGAAGTTTCTATAGTCAACCACTATGGACGAGCATTGACACTGATTACCCTAGCATTAGGGTTCCTTGCAAGTGCAACTTCCCTTGCCTCATCAAAATTTCTTGCATGTACCTGCTCAGTGAATACTGAACCAGCAACATAAAGTTTGACTTCGCACTTCATAATGATTTTGTTGTTAATTTTATTATACTATATCAAGTATGTTTACGGGTGGTTCTTGTGCCACTTCACTAACTGGTTTATATTCACTCACTCTTTTCTGAATTAGTTTACCATAGTCCTTATGTAACTCACACCCTATGTAATCTCTACCTAATGACTTTGCCACTGCTGCTGTTGTTCCACTACCCATAAATGGGTCTAATATAATATCACCCCTTTCACTACCTGCTAGGATACAAGGTTCAATCAATTCTGCTGGATAGGTAGCAAAATGTGCCCCCTTGTATGGTTTCTTATTCACAGTCCATACCGACCTCTTATTTTTCTTTTCATAACTCTTAGTCAACCCTGAATGTGGTTGCAATCCTGTTCCTTCATTATGATACTTACCATTAGTTCTATCTCTGGTTCCCCAGTCCTTTGCTGGTTCCTTTATTGCCTCATTGTCATAGAAGTATCTCTTATTCTTACTCAATAGAAAGATATACTCATGTGCCTTAGTACATCTATCTCTCACACTCTCAGGCATTGGATTAGGTTTATGCCATATAATATCCTGTCTCAAATACCATCCATCTTTTCTTAATGCAAATGCCAACATCCATGGGATACCTATTAAATCCTTCTCTTTTAATCCTTCTAATCTATTACTACGTTTAGGTGAATGTTCTGGCAAATCCTGATTATTACTTGCAACAGTTTGTTTGACGTATGCTTTACCAGGTCTATAATTATTATAACTATCACCTATGTTTAACCACAATGTACCATCATCAGTAAGACAATTTCTCACTAATGACATTACCTCTACCATCTGCTCAATATATTCTTCTGGAGATTGTTCCAATCCTATCTGTGATTCTTCCCCACCATAGTCTCTTAGACCATAGTAAGGTGGAGATGTAACGCACATACGCGGTCTCTCAGCAATACCAGTTGTTATCTGTGCATGTAGTGTGCCTAATGTCTTTCGACAATCACCATATAGAATTGTATCTCTCATTTAGTTTGCTCCGATACTATTGCCTTTAACTTACCATCCTTATCGACAGTAATGTTTATATCATGTTTAAGATCAGTATTGTTCTCCATGATCCTAATATCTATGGCACCACCTTTACCATATCGAAACATAATGAATCGACTATCCTTTATTTCCCACTTATCAGGATTCTTACAATGTTTGAATACAGGATTAGAATGTTTATCCTCATATCCTTTAATCCAATTAATCATGTTGCTCTCCATGCCACATAGAATATAAATCCCAACCCTAATAACATCATAAAAGTAATAGGAAAGAATGGAATTACTGTAACCACGTGAAGTATTTGTATAGTAATTATACCATAGAATATCCACATAATCCACATGCCAATCTTATTGTGACGTGAACCTCTTTTATATGGATGGCAACCAGTTGGGCCACTGTCCCACCCATCTTGCATATATTCTTTTGTAGGAATTTCTTTACTCATTGTTTATCCTCATGTTCATCAATAATTGTAGATGCTATCATCTCAATGTATGTCCATACTACATCATTCATGTACCCACGTAAGTTCCCTTCATTGTTAGAGAACAACTCAACTAACATCTCACTACCAAAGTTATCAGTAATGTAGTCAGTAATCTCATCCTCATAATCATTGAAGAACTTTACATTGTCTGCATAATAAATGTGATCGTGTGCCACACCTGATGCACATCCATGCTCTACGATTTCTCTTAGAGTATCAATGTCATAGGTTTCTTTAATAGTTTCTAATGCACTCATTTTTTTACCACTGATGTTGCTGCTTCACCTTTGTTGAAAATAGTATCAACAACTGCCTCTACCTTTTTGGCAGTAGAGATACCTACTTTAGAGTAGACTGGTACACATATTAACCCATAAGTCTTCTCTTTGCAACCCTTACGGATTACTCTGCCTATTGTTTGACTGATACCAATGTAATCCATAGAACGCAAGAATAGAACTGCCTCAAGTCCTCTGACGTTGATACCCTCAGATAATATGCTATGATGTAAAACTACAAACTTCTTCTCCTCATCCTTACCCCATGCAGATAATACCTCAAAGAACTTATCTCTACTTACTTTCTTACCATTGATAACAGCAC